AGGCAGAGGAAGCCAGAAAAGCAGAGGCAGAGCGCATCCGTAAGGAAGAAGAGCAGAAGGAAATCGAGAGACAGAAAAAAGCAGAAGAGGAGCGTATCGCCGCAGAGAAAGCTGAAGCAGAGAAAAAGCAGAGCGTTCCGGAAATGTCGCAGGATGTTCCGACAGAGCAGGCTGCTGTTCCGGAAAAAGAGGAAAATGTTCCGACACAGGAAACAGAACCAGCAGTTGATCCGTTTGCTCAGGCACGGCCTGTTCCGGAAAAGAAGTGCAGAACTAAGTTTTTCGCAATTGGAACCAGAGATCAGCTGAAGGCATTGGTTGCATACATGAAAGAAAGCGGAATTAAATACGGAAAGGTGGAGTAAGGAATGGATAAATTTATGAAAGCACTGGATTTTGACAGCGATACACTGGGAAATGTAAAGCGAGATATGAACTTTGTTCTGCAGAGATTGATCGGAAACATGATGGAGAAAGGGAGTACGAATGGAAGTTTGACATTGAAAATTGATGTCAGTTTCACTCAGGAATATATTCCGAATTATGATCCTAAAGTAGAAGGCGAGAGCAGGAAAATCAATAAGCCAAGTTTCAAGCATAAAGTTACATCTACCGTGCAGATCACGGACAAAAAGGACGGCAATATGGATACAGAAATGGAGCTGGCATTTGATGAAGATAGTGGTGAGTATGTTTTACAGCCGGTAGCCAATACAACGCAGAAGAGTATTTTTGACAGTGATTATAAAGAAAATCTGAAGCCGGAGAATGAAGAGGAGTCAGAAAAAGAAGAACCGAAGGGAATCCCTCAGTTGCCTGGTCCGTCCGAAGTGGAAGACGAAGACGTAATCGATGCGGAATATACAGAGACAGAGATCGACCAGGAAACAGATGAAGAACCAGAAGAGGATATTACGGACGAAATCTTGGGAGATGCAGAAGAACCGGACGATATGGATGGCTATGATTATGAAGACCCGGAGGATGAAGTATGAGAATTAAAGAGAAGAGGATGAAAAGTTTTGTCAGCAGAGCAAACGTCCTTACACAGGCCAAAAAGCAGGCAGAAGCTGCCAAAACAGTGAGCGATGGCCTGCAGTATTATTCAAACAATGTGATCAAAGCGATTTCTCCGTATGCTGCAGCTGATGCAGGGATGATCGTTGTGGTTCTTCGCCATCTGGCCGATGAAATGGAATCAAAGAATGTAGGAGCAAAAGAATTTGCCGAGTGGCTGGATGAGCATACTAAGAAGCCGCCCCTTACAGAAACGCAGGTAGTCAAGAAGCCAAATATGCAGTAGGAGGTCAACATGGAAATAAATGTAATTAGCGGAGCGTTGTATACGCAGGACGGTAAGAAAATAGCTGACGTTAAAGATCCTTCTATAATGCTGGTAGATGAGCCATATAAACAGAGAACAATGGAAGTTGTGGAGAATATAGGAAAAACTCATAGTATCACTTGCCAGTTAGCTCCGTATGATATGCGGATGGTATACAGCCTCATGTACGGAATGAAGATCACAAATAATTTCTTAAAGATGCACGGAGGAATTATGGTAAGAAATGTTGCCAGGAGAAAATGTAGAAGGAAGTGAGATGAATGTTTTGTGATTTTAGGAAAGCTTTTGGATTAGATCCTGAGTACAATAAACAGCTTGAAGAAAGTATGCAGGAAGCGGAGAAGAAAGCATTAAAAGAAAAGTGGTGCTGCACCTGCGAGTATTACATACCGGTTGATCCTAACCTTCCTGGATTTGTGGTCGCATATCCAGAGTGCGAAAAAGGCAGAAATCCAATGCAAAGCTGCGAAGAGTACAGAAGGAAAGGGTACGCAATCCGCAATAGCTTATGGGCTGATCGGATACGAGAGAGATTTATGAGAAAGGAGTAGAGATGGCACTGGTTACTATATGTGTTACGGCGATAGGAACGCTTATAATTGAGCGTGTTGCCAGAAAAATTTATTCAGAGATCAAGGAAAGATACGAAGCCAGAATAGAAGACCGAAAAAATGGGTTTGCATATGGAAAATATCTGGACAATATAGCTTATGCGTATGGAATGAAACGCAAATTTTTTGAGCCAGACAAAGAATTTAGAGCGAGGATCTTGGAACAGATAAGGGGAATATAGGATGGCAACGAGATATATTATGACGCATGAAGTGATCCGGCAGGAAGAGGCTAGATTACTGGGAAGATTTGAAGCATATCCGGTGAATGGAAGGAAGACCAACACAGGAACAATAAAGATGATCCGGAAAGAAATTGGAAATATGACATTCAGAATTGCCAGAAAATGCAATGTGAGTGTGAATTATCCTAGATGGAGCATCCAAGGAAAGAAAGTGGTGTTGGGAGAACCTTCGGTCCTGCTTCCGACATTGAGATATGTGAGCTTTGAGGAATTGAAGGCAATAGAATTAGGTTACGAAGGAGATGCGTAATGATACCGAGATGCAAGGAGTGCCAACATTGCGAGTTGCGCAATCGGGCAGAGAGCAAGTTTACTGGCGGATATGGATACGGAAGAGGATATTTCTTCTGCGAAAATCAAGAAACAAAGAGGTTGCCGAGAGAAGCTTTTGGAAATCAGATGCCGAGTTTTATAGGATTCGGCACACCAGAATACGACACGAAGCTGACGGTGAAGACAAGCCCAAGATGGTGTCCAAGGAGGAAGAAAAAAGAATGAAGCAGGATAGTGCAGGACAATTCAGCCAATGCAATAGATGCGGGGCAAGAATTATGTGGGTGAAAACAAAGGCAGGAAAGAATATGCCGGTAGATCCCCAGTTCGTAGATTTCAAGAAGATTAAGGGCGGTAAGGAAAGATTGGTACTTCCTAATGGAGAAGTTGTGGCCGGAGAAAGATGCAAGGCGAAAGAAGCGGATGGCTACGGTTACATTTCTCATTTTGCGACATGCCCTGGGTACAGGAGGTAGAGGATGTTACATGAGTTGAAGACATATCCAAAATATTTCCAGGAAACAATCGAAGGCAATAAGCTATTTGAAATCCGGAAGAATGATCGCAATTTCCAGGTTGGAGATGTGCTGCTTCTGAAAGAGTGGGACAACATCAAATATACTGGAAGAGAAGTCGGAGCAATGGTTAGATATATTTTGGATGATAAGTTCATAGGGTTGGCAGAAGGGTATGTTGCCCTGGGACTGCAGATCCTGACGTAAAAGAAGAGGCCGCCTCCCTGACGAAAGACGACCACACACGATAACGGAATTATAACCCGGAAAGATGGAAAAAGTCAAGGAGGTGGCAGCATGGCTGTAGAAGAAATTGTAAAGGAGAATACGCCAAAGGCTGAGGGTGAAGCACAGGGAGTGAAATACATTTCCCTGACTGAAGAAGAATTGGAAAGGCTCATAAAGGCCGCAGGCCGGGAGGGAGCCAAGAAAGGAGTAGAAGCCTACGAGAGAAGAAAAGAGAAAGACAAAGAGGAACTGGCAGATAAGGTAAAGAACAGCGCCAAAACGATCATCATTCATTACCGGCAGCTAAAGAAAATGAAGAATACATCGGTAACAGGGACAGACACGGTGACAGATCCTACGCTAAAAGAAATCCTGGACGGAATCCTGGAGCAGGTAAGGAAAGAAGAATTTAATCTTACCAGCACGAATAAGAACCGGATAGTGACCGGAATGCTTCTGAACCATGTAGATGTACAGCTGGAAAATTACAAGAAGGAATGCAGAAAGTCAAAGATCCAGGATATTCAGCGGAGATACCGGGTAGTGGAAAGAATGTTCCTGCAGGCGGAGCCGGTGCGGGCAGAAGATGTGGCCGAAGAGGAGCAGATCGATAAGAGCACAGTGTACCGCACGTTGGAAAAGGCATACGATGATCTGGCAGTTTTATTCTTTGGGATAGAAGGAGTAAAAAGTATAGAGGTGAACCGGAAACCAAAGAAATCCGGTAAGAAGACTATGCGAAATGCAGATACGAGAAATCTCGCAAATGCGAAAAAGGCGCACTAGACAAGCGAAGGGCAAAGTGGTATTCTGATAAAAGCCCGATAAGCTATGTGTCACCCCTAAAAAAGGCATTGTTTTTCTTCTGTGAAGGCAGAGTGGGTAGGCAGAAATGCCGCCCGCTCAAAACTCCAGAATTATGAAAAATCGGTTAAAAAAGGGTAATAAAGTGTACTTAGATCAGCTCGCATAGTATAATTAAATTGTAGATAATACGCATTAGCGAGAATAAAGGAGTGACAAAGCTATGGCAATTTGGACAAGCAGATACAGCAATAAAGAGCTGGTAGAGAACAAAGACAAGTATTATTGTGTCGGAATCAGTTTGGGAACGCCGAAATTTCCACTGGGGTATACCGTAGAACAGCAGTGCTATTCGCTGGCACCGAAAGGGTATATGCTGAGAATGGAATTGGAGAAGTTCACTGAGGAGTATTACCGTAAGCTGGAAGGCATCGGAAATGACAAAATCATCGACATGGTAATGAGATTCGAGAAGACGGCCGCAGACGAAGGTAAGGACCTGGTTCTTTTGTGCTACGAGGACGTAAGAATCCCGGAAGACTGGTGCCACAGAACGGTGTTTGCTCAGTGGTACTGCGAAATGACAGGAGAAATTATTGAAGAGCTGCCAGACCCGAATCCACCAAAAGTAAAGAAACCGCCTGTACAGAAGCAGGCAAAGAAAGAAGAAAGCAAGCGCACAGCCGCTCAGAAGGAAGCCAAGATGGAAACGGAAGGCTATGAACAGATGAGTTTGTTTGGTATGGCTGGTGCGATGATATAATATCCGGAACTGGTGAAAGAATCACATTTCTCTTCCAGAGGAAAGTTCCTGTTCATTGCAGGGTTCCGGTCCAAAAACAACGCCATCGTATCCGGAGGCAGGAACGGTGACTTAATTGTTTTCGTGAATGTACCGGGTGCTGTCACGTTAATCTCAACCGGTGGCCTATGTCTGCAGGTAAAGGCAGGGCGTATCTGAAAAGGTACGCCATTTTTTGTGCAATATGCCAGAACAGTCTCTAAAAATCCCGGCGTGGTATCAGAGATTGTCCTGGCTTTTTGTATAAAGTGAACAAAAAAGGAGGGGAATTAGGATGGAGAGAGGAGTTGTATCGGCTACCTGCATAGCACAACACATTGAGACATTCAGAAAACAGGCTGCGGGTGATGCAAAAGCGGATTTCGGAGAGCCATGCCAGAACTGCCCGATGAATAAGGAGTGCAATTTTGACTGGCTCTCGAACATGGCACCGCTGTTGAAAGATTCAATGGTGAAGATCAGAATGGTTCTTCCGGTGCAGTGTTGAATACAGGACAAGATCCACGCACATCTCGGCGAGGATAAGGGCAATCATCCGAACAGTCACAGGAATAGCCCAATATCTTATAGCCAGGAGCTGCGGCACCGAGCATAGAAAACTCGGCGTAATCAACACGAACACCATGCCGTTCTTCCAGGTAAGGGCAGTAATCATGGTGTATGAGAGAAATCCGTCTCGACAATATAATTCACCTCCGGTTTATTACTCGGCTCGTATGAGCCTGTAAAGACAGTATAGTACAGTTTTAGAAAAACGGAAAGAAAGGAGAAGAAAGCAATGGCGTTTTTTATGGACCCAGGGGCAATGTTCTTGGGGTGTTTAGGTCCATCGGAGCAGAAGTTTCTGGTCACTCTGATAGAAACGGCAGCAAAGTCCGGGTACACGAGATTTATTGAGCCATGTGCCGGCACCTTCGCAATGGCAAATCTGGCAGTGCAGAATGGATTCAAGCCGGAGCAGATTGAAACCAGCGATGTCAATATGATGTCAACAGTCCTTGGGTATGCGATAACCGGGCAGTCATTGGAACCACTGGAAATCCATGCACAAGGATTCAGCGATGAGGAGCTTCTTGATCCTGCAACAGCGTTGTACGCACAGCTGTATCTCAGAACATCAAAGAACGCAGGGAATGATTATTTCTACCAGATACTCACGGACCTACGGCTTAGGAGAGAAGAACACATAGAGAGCATCAACCGGCAGATAGAAGTCATTCGGAATCTGCTCGGTGGCATGAGCTACAGACCACTGGATATGTGGGAACATCTGAAAGAAGTGCTGGATGATCCGCACGCTTTAGTGATTGCAAATCCACCGACCTATTTTTCGGGCTATGAAAAGTTCTATGATACGCAGGGCAAGATGACCTGGAAGGAACCACCGTATGAGCTGTTTGATCCGGAGACCGGACACCAGCAGTTCTACGATCTCTGCATGAACGCAAAAGCATTGGTAATTTGCTACCAGGAGAAAAGAGTAGGAGAGGCAGTCGGCTATACGATATACGCCCGATCCGGCACAAGAGCAGACTTGAACGCCTACATAACCACGAACCGGGAGGAAGAGGCAACAGCCCTGGCAAATGGTAAGAAGATTAAACGGCCGGCAGAGAGTAAGCTACATCCGTTAGACTGCAGTATGCTTCCAAGGGACTACGAGATCAAGGAAGACAGCAAAGTGCAGGTTATTCCCGTCAAGGCGGCAGAGGCTCAGTATTACAGAGAGTTGTGGACACATAATTTTGTTGGTTCATCGGCCACATTCAACAGGGCATTGCTGATTGATGGGTATGTAGCTGGCGTGTTTGGCATCTCGAAGATGGCATCTGACAGCGTATTTGTATGGTACGTGATGAAAGTGCCGCACAAGATATACCGCCTCGGTAGACTGTGCTATATGCTGGCACAGAACAGAGAGTTTGTGGATACGCTCCTGGACAATATCGAGCAGGAGAAAGTCACGAAGATGCGGACTGCAATGCTTACCAGGTATCCGGAAAACAAGGAAGTCAGGGGCATCATGAAACTGGTAAACAGGGTGGAAGACAAGAAGAATGGATACAAGCTCACATATGAGGCAGAACTGGTTGAAGGCAGGAGTGAGCAGCAGACACTTCAAGAATGGCTAAGGAGGGAGAATGAATGGCAGAAGAACAGGGCAAAGGCATCCAGCAAATCGAAGGGTGCGAAGTAATCTACGATATGGGTTCGGGTTTGGTGATCGCCAAAGTTCCGCTGGATAAAGTCAAGGAACAGGACATCAATGCCAGAATCATGAAGAATGAGATGCAGGACCAGCTGACCGCCAACATCAAGAAACGAGGACAGTTGGAGAGCCTGCCTCTTTTCGTTCTGGTAGACGGAAAATTGGAAATCATCAGCGGCCACCACAGAGTAAAGAGCGCAAGAGCTGCAGAGATGAAGGAAATCATCGCTATTGTTGATGTGTCCGGACTCTCACGCAGCAAGATAGCGGCGAAGCAGCTGGCCCACAATGCAATTTCCGGTTTCGATGATGATAGCACATTGAGAGAAATCGTGAAGATGATTGATGATGTGGACGATATGATTGAGTCATTCGTTGGAAAAGAAATCATGGAAGAACCGTTGGAACAGTATGACAAGATGCTGAGTCCTGCGGTTCAGTTTGATTTTAAGAATGTCACTTTCACATTCCTACCGCATCAGGTGAATGATATGGACATACTGGTGAAGGATCTGGAATCTAAAGCTCCGGAAATCGTTGGAGTTGCTTCATACGAGCAGTGCAAGGCATTTGTGGAGACATTAAGCAAATACCAGAAGTTTACGGACATCAGAAACGTAGGAGCAGCTATCCATTCAATGATCGAGAATGCCAACGAGAAAATGGATGCAGTTGGGTTTGATGCAGAAGAGGAATGGACATATCTGGCGAAGGTGTTTGGTAGCAATGCGATTCCTGCGGATGCCGCCGAAGTAATCAAACAGGCCATCAAGAAGGCTGAGAAAGAGGGAACCATCACCAGCAAGAACCGGTGGCAACTGATTGAATACCTTTGCGCTGACTATCTAGGTAAATAGATAAGGCATGGCAGCTAAGGTCAAATACAATCCAGATTATCACGATAACTGGGCGTGGTCTTTGGCTGCTATGGGAGCTACCAATGAAGAAATCGCAAAGGCAATGGGAGTTTCCAAGCGGACGATCATCCGCTGGAGCCAGGATCACGAAAGTTTCGGTAGCGCATTGGCCCAGGGAAAGGGAGTTTCCGATGCGAAGGTAATCAGGAGCCTGTATCAGAGAGCGGTCGGCTATGAGTACGAGGAAGAGAAGAAAATCATTGAGTACGATAAAGATGGAAACGTGAAACCGATCAAAATTGAGAAAACCAAAAAGCAAGTTCCACCGGATGTAGGAGCGCAGTGCTTCTGGCTGAAGAATCGTCAGAGAGATAAATGGCAAGACCGGCCAGAAGTTATACCAGACACAGGAGCAGACGATGGAGACCAGGTTCAGTTTTATCTTCCGGATAATGGGAGGGACGGCTGATGGGGAAAATAATCAGGATTGGACCGCAGAAAGGACCACAGGAAAGATTCCTTGCAACCTCTGCGGATATTTGTATTTATGGTGGAGCAGCGGGAGGCGGCAAGACCTTTGGGTTGCTTTTGGAGCCGATCCGGCACATGAACAACAAAAATTACAATGCGGTTATCTTCCGAAGCAATTACACACAGGTCACATCTCCTGGTGGTTTGTGGGATAGTTCAGGTAAGATTTATAGCCTCGTAAAGGGGGCTTATCCATTAAAGACACCTAAACTACACTGGACGTTCAAAAGTGGTGCTACGGTCAACTTTGCCCACTTAGGTAGTGATTCTGATTGCCAGAACTGGCAAGGTTCGCAGATAGCAATGATAGGATTCGATGAGCTGACGCATTTTTCAAAGCATCAGTTTTTTTATATGCTGTCACGAAACCGTACTGATTCTGGAGTAGCACCGTATGTTCGGGCAACGTGCAACCCTGATGCCGATAGCTGGGTAGCTGATTTCATTAAGTGGTGGATCACACCAGAAACCGGTTATCCGATACCGGAGAGAAGCGGCGTAATCCGATACATGGTAAGGCTGAATGATGAGATCATTTGGGGAGACAGCAAGGAGGAACTGGCAGCACAGGGATATGATGCACAGGATGTAAAAAGCGTGACATTCATAGCCAGTACATTGCAGGACAATCAGATCTTGATGAAGATGGACCCTGGATACCTGGCGAACTTAAAAGCCCTGCCTACGGTAGAGAGGGAACGTCTTCTGCTTGGAAACTGGAAGATTAAAGCGGCGGCCGGCCTGTTCTTCCGCAGAACTCAGGTCGGAGAAATGCTGGAGGAATTGCCGAAAGATGTTATTTCCTGGTGCAGAGGTTGGGACCTTGCAGCAACCAGCGAAGATGAAGACGGCGATCCGGCATATACCGCAGGCGTTCTGATCGGAAAGAGAAAGAGCGGTAGATACATCGTGGCAGACGTAATTAACAAGCGTTTGGCTGCTTCTGATGTAAGAACAATCATTAAAATGACAGCGCAGGCAGATAAGGCAAAATACAAGCGAGTGATTGAAAGACTTCCACAGGACCCAGGGCAGGCCGGGAAAGAACAGGCTCAATCCTACGTGAAGTTCCTGGCAGGCTTTCTGGTAAAGACCATAGGTGAGTCTGGAAGCAAGGAATCCAGAGCAGAGCCGTTTGCAGCGCAGTGGCAGGCTGGAAATGTAGATGTGCTGATTGGAGAGTGGAATGAAATGTACTTCAATCAGCTGGAATCATTCCCGGAATCAAAATTTAAGGACATGGTGGACGCCAGCAGTTCAGCTTTCAATGAAGTTGAGAGCGGAGCTACATTCTCGGCACCGCCAAAAGATACGCTCAGCAAGAGCAGTTATTGGAGAGGATGAGATTAAGTATGAATGGAATAAGAGTAAACAATACTGCAGCATCTGCCAGTGCGATCGCAAGCATGGGCGGTTATGGTTGTAAAAAATACAATGTTCCTGGAGGAGACGCAGAAGAGTTCAAGGCAGACGGTATAGGAACTTTTGTTTCCGTGATCCAGGCATTTGAAGATACAGAAATTCTGACCGTAAAGGCTTGTTGGGACGCACCGACAGATGTAGACGGCATTATTATTCCTGCCGGTATGTGCCTGTATGTGAAGGCAGAAAGTGTAACCATATCAAGCGGATGCGGCGTGATCTATTACGAGATGGCTTCATAAAGGAGGCGGTGAGTATGATGTTATCATTGCAGAATAGCATAAACAGCAGGAACGGACCGGGAGGAAATAAGAACCGATCCGTTTGGTTGCGTGTAGGAGTAACTGGTGTAGCGTTCCAAGCAGTAAATCAGCCATGTGGAACGCAAGGGCCATTGGCTAAGTCAGCGGTTGCTGGCTACATCGTCAGAGAAACAGTTCAGATTGCTGACTCTGGATACGGAGTGAGCTTCAGAGTAAAAGCCTGCGGGCAGAAAAGGAGGCTGATGTAAAGTGAGCAAAGAAATAGGACGCATCGGCCAGAGGCGTTACGGTGGAGTTATCTATGAAGAGTTTCTTCCGGAACTGAGAGGAAGCAGAGGAGTAGAGATTTACCGAGAAATGTCAGAGAATGATGATGTAGTCGGTGCGATCCTTTATGCGATAGAAATGCTGGTTCGGCAGACCGATTGGATTGTAGAACCGGGAGGCGGCACAGCAAAAGACCGGGAAGCAGCTGAGTTTGTACAATCATGTATGGATGATATGCAAAGCACATGGGTTGATACAGTCTCAGAGATCCTGTCATTCCTTACTTATGGCTGGAGCCTACATGAAATTGTGTACAAGCGTAGAATGGGAAATACAAGAGATACCAGAACCAGAAGCAAATACAGCGATGGTTTGATCGGATGGGCGAAGCTCCCTATTCGATCTCAGGAAACTCTGTACCAGTGGGAATACGATGAAGCAGATAATCTGGTAGGTATGACACAGATGCCACCGCCGGACTTTGGGCTACTGACAATCCCGATGAGTAAGGCGCTGCTATTTAGAACCAAGGTACGAAAGGACAATCCAGAGGGTAGAAGCATTTTGAGAAATGCGTACCGGTCATGGCATTTCAAGAGAAGAATCCAGGAGATTGAAGGCATTGGCATTGAACGTGATCTTGCCGGACTGCCGGTGATTTACACTCCGGAAGACATGGATATATGGAACTCTGAAGACGAAACCATATCAAGGATTAGAGCAGAGCTGGAAAATATGGTTCGAGGTGTCCGTAGAGATGAAAGAGAAGGTCTCGTTCTTCCCGGGGGCTTCAAGATGGAACTTTTAAGCACTGGCGGCTCCAGACAGTTTGACACCAATGCGATTATTGACCGCTACGATACTAGAATTGCTATGACAGTTCTGGCAGACTTTATTTTCTTAGGGCATCAGCAAAATGGTTCATGGGCTTTAAGCTCAGACAAGACAGAATTGTTTGCGATGGCCTGCGGCGCGTATCTGGATATTATTGCAGAGACGTTCAATAGCCAGGGAATACCGAATCTGATCGATATTAACGGAGACCATTTTGCTGGAATTACAGATTATCCAAAGCTGACGCATGGAGACATTGAAGATGCCGACATTGCGAAGGTATCTGCGTTTATTAAGGATATGGTTGGAATTGGAGTTTTGGTACCGGATGATGGTCTGGAAGATTATATCAGGCAGATCGGGAAGCTTCCGGAAAGAACGGATGATACTAGAGAGTTGAGCCAGACAAGGGAAGAACAGCAGGGACAGAATGAACCACCAGAACCCGAAACAGCCGCAGGCAAGGAACCGAAAGAAGATGATGAGGAAATCTCCGAGGAAGTGGTAGAAGCGGCCAAAAAACGCTTGGGAAGAGGGTAGGTATGGCATTTTTGATAAGACCGCCAGGTCAAGTGAAAAAGGCGAAAGCAAAGCTGAAACCGAAGTCAAAGAATGCTCAGGAGATTCTAAACAGACTGCAGGGTTTCTTGAACCAGAATACCAGCGAACCAGTAGAAATCCTCTGCAGCTTTTGGGAAGACCAAAGAAATGCCATCACCTATAAAGAACTGAGGGAAGTGGTGCAAAGTGGTATGCTCACACAGAAGCAGTTCGAGGATTGGCAGCAAGATTACTCAGCTCTGATTGAGAAAAAGATGGCAGGCGTATGGATGTCTGCAATGGCGGCAGGCGTTGCCGGTCAGCCGATGTTTGATAGCTTATCATTCAGCATCAATACGCAGGACCCTGGAATTGTATCGTGGATCAAAGACAGGGGAGCTGAATTTGTGACATCGTGTACAGCAGAGCAGAAAAAGGCCATCCAGTCGTTGCTTGTAAAGAAGATCACAGATCAGCATACGGTTGACGAATTGGCAAGATTCATTCGCCCATGTATAGGTCTTACAGATAGCGACACGAAAGCGGCATTGAAGCTGTACGATACCGTAAAGGCCACATTGCAAACTAATCATCCACGAATGAAGCCGGAAAACATCCGGAAGAAGGCACTGGATGCGGCACAGAAGTACGCAGAGCAGAAACATCGGCAGAGAGCTTTCACTATAGCTCAGACAGAACTGGAATTTGCGTACAACCGAGGAGCCGACCAAGGAGTAAGACAGGCACAGTCCCAAGGCCTTATAGGAAAGACAATCAAGAGATGGATCACATCCGGAGATGATTCGGTTTGTTCCATTTGCGCTGCATTAGACGGTACTGAAATCGAGATGGATGATAATTTCGATTTTAAGGGCCGTCTTTTGTTTACCGGTCAGAAAATGCTACCGCCAGCACATCCACGTTGCGCTTGCGCTGTTGAGTACATTGAGATTGAGCCACCTGTATTTCAGCCGGAAAACATGACTGAGATTGAAACAGAGGTGGATGCAGAAGAACAGAAAGAGTTTTCATCCGGCGAAGAGGCCGAGGAATACTTCGGAAAGCGGCCAGACAGATCGTTGCGGAGAAGTGATCGGGAAGAATATGACAGGCAACTGGATTATTTCAAAACTCAGTCACCGTATGGAAAGTGGAGCCAGCAAACAACATCACAGGAAGAGGCATCAATTACAAATTATTGCGGACCAGATTACAGTGCGATTAATGGATTACTGAGAAGAGAAATGACAGAAAACCAGGTTAAGTTGTGGGATGATCTCGGCAACCGTAAAATTTCAGAGATGATTTCGGATATCAGTTCTGCCATATCAAAGTTTGAGCTTCCGGAAGACATTAAGGTGTTCAGAACTTGTGAGAACGATGTTCTGGAGAAGTTGCAGACAAGGATAGGAAGTACGTTCCATGATGATGGTTTTGTCAGCACATCCGTTGTCAGAGAGAAACAGGCAAGCGGAAATATCTTCATGGAGATAAGCGTTCCTAAAGGGCAAGGTGTAGGAGCCTGGGTAAATCCATTGTCCGGAAAACCAGAAGAGTATGAATTTCTGCTGAACAGAGGGACTGATTTTCTGGTGACCGATATAGGCCAGGACGGAGCGGACACAATAATCCGAATGAAAGTTACTGGCAGAACAGAAACGGAATGGTCGTATGCAACGAAGGAAGAGGTGATAGAGCAGTGGAAGCGAAGAGGAGTTTACAGCGAAGAAAGCGCAAAACTTCTATGACGAAAGAGGAATTAGCCGGTGCCTTTGGTTTTGGGACGAGCAAGTTTCAATGCACAGCAGATCAGCTGACAGAAAATGAGGTTGAGAAGAGGAGAAAAGTGAAAATGAAGAAATTTTCAGATATGATCCAGAAATCCGGAGATCAGATGGAACCAAAAGCCAGGGAGTCCCCGGAAAAGAAAGTGAAAAAGAGAATGTTCAAGATCACAAAGCGTGATGATGAACAGATGCTTGCTTTTGGGTGGGCGAATGTTTCCATCCGATCAGATGGAGAACTGATTGAAGACTGGCAGGAGGACATCGTAGAGCCGGAAGATCTGGAACAGGCAGCATATGAATTTGTGCAGTTATACCGAGAAGGTGGCGAGATGCACGAAAGAGGCGGTGTTGCTACCCTGGTTGAAAGCGTTGTCTTCACCGAAGAGAAACAGCGAGCCATGGGTATTCCGGAAGGAACACTTCCTGTTGGCTGGTGGATTGGCTTCAAAGTGCTTGATGCAGATGTATGGGAAAAGGTCAAAGATGGCACATATTCCATGTTCAGCATTGAGGGCGAAGCAGAAAGAGTAGAGGTGGAGGATGAGGATACTGATTGATATTGGTATTTATCTGTTTGGTGTGCTATCAGGAATTACCTGTATCGCTCTTGCAGCTGCCGGCAGGAAGAACTTTGATGAAGGAAGAGATGAAAACAGCGGCGTATGGCGATTTTCAGCACGCCAAACCTATCAATCCTACCCTAGAGATCGTAAAAACGGCTCTGGTAGGGCTTTTTGAACTGAATATTGCGATAATTCAGAGAGGCATCCTTAGTGGGTGCCTTTTTGCATTATAAATCCAGAAGAAAGGAGGAACAGCATGGCAACAAAGTTAAAGAACCTCAAAGTTAAGAAAGTTGACTTTGTGGATGAGGGAGCCAATCCGGATGCACATATTGAGCTGTTCAAACGCAAAGATGGAAAACCGGAGGAAGATCCCAAGAAAACAAAAGAAGACGATGAAGAGGGAGAGAAACAGAATGAAGGTGGTGTGATGAAACGCCTTTTATCAGCTATCGCAAAGATGGTCGGAATAAATCCGGGCGAGCTGAACAGTGCGATAGAAGAGATCGAGAAAGGCAATTCAGAGTCCTTCAAAGAAAAGATGGCACAACGAAAGGCTCAGAAAATCGCAGATGAAATATGGGACTTTTGTTATGCACTGCAGTCTTCCTTATGCTCTGTTTTATGGGATGAAGACCTGGACGGAGCAGGAGCCACAGCAGCTATGATTGAGAACCTGGACGAATTCTATTCCGTAGTGAAAGATGCAATCAGCCAGTGGTCCGATGGCAAGGTATCAAATATAGCAAAGAACGATCAGGAAATTTCCGAAGAGGAACTGGCAGTTATGAAGTCAGCACAGGTAAGACTGAACGAGGCAATTCAGAAAGCTTCCGAGGAAAAAGAAGACGGACCAGAAGACGATGAACCGAAAGGAGACGGAGAAGAAATGAAAATCGACAAGAGCAAAATGACAGAATCTGAAAGAGCGTTTTTTGAAAGTATTGAAAAACGCTATGGTACAGAGGAGGGCACTGGTACACCGGAAACACCGCCGGCAGTAACTCCGCCAGCACAGGGAACTGCTCAGTCCTCAGAAGAGGCAGTAGCAAAAGCCCTTCAGACCCTGGGGCTTACAGGTGCTACGAATACCGGAGACACAGGAACTGCTGATACCGGAGACGATATTTTTAAGGGATTAAATCCTGGTTTAAAAGCACAGGTTGAAGCACTTATAAAATTTAAGGCTGATGCAGAAGAAAAGGAAATGAAAGAGATTTGCAAACGGTATGCAATTCTCGGAAAGACAGAGGAAGAGCTTCTGCCGGTACTCAAGAGTACAAAGGCAGTGAGCCAGGAAGCATACGATCAGGTAATCAAAACACTGGACGATGCGAAAGCCGCTGTTGAAAACTCCGGAACATTTTCTGAAATCGGAAAATCTGGACACGCTGGAGTAGCAAAAGGAGCGGATACCAGTTCTGCAGAAGGGAAAATTGCCAGCATCGCCAAAAGCTATGTTGAGAAAAACCCGACCATGAATTATGTGGATGCAGTTGCAAAAGCATGGGAAGACAATCCTGAGCTGGTACTCCAGTATGAAGAGGAAGCAGGACTTTAAGAAGGAGGAAGAAGACGATGGGTAAGAATTATAACGGAACACAGATCAGCCAGAGCGTAACAGTTTCCGAGGTGGCCGGAGCTACCGTTGAAGACTGCAGAAATAAGATTTTTGTGTATGACGAAAACGGAAAAGCAATCCTGGCTACCGGAGGAACAAAGCCGTTCATCGGTGTGGCTCTGATCGAAGCAGGTATCAATGATATGTTCGGAGAAGTATCTGGAAAGGTGGAAGCAGGAGATGACATCGACATCCAGATTAAAGACATCGGATCAGTGCTTGCAGGAGAGACCATTGCTAAAGGCGATGAAATTACAGCTGGGGCAGACGGAACTGCCGCAAAGGCAAAAGCCGGGGACTATGTCCTTGGTATTGCACTCAGCAAAGTTGCCAAAGACGGATATGCCAGAGTGCAGATCAGCAAATATCAGAAAAATGCGTAAGCAGGAGGTAAGAAAGAATGGGTAGAAAAGTAACAGCAGCCGATATTCAGGTGGAAATTGCAAAAGGAGCCTTTAGACCGCACACAGCACTGTCTAATATGGCTCTTTCTTATTTCCAGAGTGACAAAAATTATTTTGCCAGAACAATTTTCCCGATGTGTCCGGTAAGTCTGTCAGCTGACAATTACTATATTTTCAGCAAAGAAGATTTACTGAGAGACAGCTGGAAGAGAAAACCGGCATATGGCAAGGTTGAGCCAGCAGTTCTCGGCGAGAATGGACAGACCTATGCCTGCCAGGTAGATCAGATGATCGTAGGCATCGATCAGATTCGTCAGACAGACCTTATTAGAAGACAGGGACCGTCTATCAGAGATCCGAGACAGCAGAGAACCAGAATGATTGCAACCCAGGCAAACATTCACCAGGACGTTCTGTTCGCAAAGAATTTCTTCAAAGCTGGCGTGTGGGAGAATGAGTTTGCCGGTGTAGACAGCGTATCCGTAATAGGAAAGCAGTTTATTAAGTTTACAAACGGCAACTCCGACCCTATTTCCTTTATCGAGGAAAGAGCAACTGAGATGGAAGAACTTACAGGACGCAGACCGAACCGTATGGCTCTCGGTGTGAATGTTTACAATGCACTGAAAAAACATCAGGCAATTCTGGAAAGAGTAAAATACAGCGGATCAACAGCTAACCCGGCCATGGTCAATGCAAATGTTCTGTCTCAGCTGTTCGAGATGGAACGTCTTTCTGTGCAGCGTTCTATCATGAATAATGCAGCACTTGGGGAAGAGGCAAAAATGCAGTACATCGGCGATCCGAACGCATTCCTGTTGGCATACGCTACAGATTCACCGGCAGTAGATGAGCCGAGTGCAGGATATATCTTTACTTGGGATATGTTAGGAAACGGAAATGTGCTTCCAATTCGTCAGTATGAAGGCGAGCAGGGAACTCACAGTGAGTTTATCGAAGGCCTCATGGCAACCGACATGAAAAAGACCGGAGATGATCTGGCAATGTTCTTCAAGGATGCTGTCTAAGGAGGGTAATTATGAAACTGATTGCAAAGAAACCTTGTAGCTTTGGCGGCAAGGCTTTTTTCATCAATGACGAGATCCCTGTCAATGCCGTTCTGAATCCAAAACAGCAGGAAGAACTTGGAGTGCTGTCTATTGTTTCTGATGGAGAAGCCGCAACCGGTATTCTGGAAACAGGCTTCCAGGAAACAGATATTGCAATTCCAGTCTTCAAAAGCTATGACGGAGATACTGCACAGGTAATGGGGATTCCACTGAATGCCGGGGAAATACAGGAAGTATTCTCTATCATGCAGATGAACGTAGAGGAAGCTACGAAGGCAATCGAAGCCGCAAAATCTGAAAATATGCTGATTGTGATTCATGCCTGCGATTCACGAGCTGGAGTAAAGAAAGCGGCTCAAAAGAAAGCAGACAACTTATCCTCCACCAATGGGAGTACAAACGATCCTGCAGGCGGTAACGAGTTCGTAGACCATAGTACGGAAGACGAAACACCGTCTGGAAAATAATTCGGAGGTGAACCCTTATGGCAAAAGGCACATATACCTATGAACCAGGGAATATCACAACTGCAGGGCTTGATCTGATGAGGTTTGAACTGGGAGATACGATGGTAGAAGGTGGGGCAGATACCTGTGCATTGACAGACGAAGAAATTTCAGCGGCTTTGGAAAAATATCCGAAGAAGTGGAAAAGAGCAAAGCTTATGTTGCTGGAAAGCATCTGCAGAAGGTTTGCGTTTGAAGTGGACACGAAAGAAGGTCCACTTTCTTTTTCACTGTCTGACCGGGCAAAAGTCTGGAAAGAAGATTACCTAAGTCTGAAAAAGGAAGTAAGCCTGGAATCAATGGCAGTTCCATCACCGCCGACCGGAAACAGCTATAAAGACCCGTATTTCTATACAGGTATGCTGCGGAATCCAAGAACAGGAAGGCTGGATGAATGATGAGAAGAGCAATGATGTATCTGCGGCCAGGAAATCTATATAAAGAGTTTGTGATCGAAGATAACAAAGCTGATATCGGTAAAACAGGAAGGGCCACAGCTTCGTTTTCTGGTGACGGAAGCCGGACGCTAAAGGGAGCACTTGCGGAAGCAACACCAAAGCAAAAGGTTGAGTGGCAACAGCTTCAGCATCCGATTTCCCACACGATCATACAGGATGGGCGGCCGAAGGCAAAGGCAGAAGACAAGCTGATACTGGGAGAAAGAATATTCTTGATTCAGGGCGTAGATGATCCGGGAAGTATCGGAGTCTGCACCATTTACTATGTCGAGGAAAGGATGGATGTGAAGTGAGGTTGTGGATAGATACGGCAGCACTTGGAACAGCAGGCCAAGCAGTACAGGCAAAGGTTGGCGAAATGAAAGCCAGAGTAAATCAACAGGTGTTGTCAAGAGGAACAAGAGCGGTCAACCAGCTCAGAAACGCCGAATTGGAAGTCCTCAGAGGAAAAGGAAGCGGAAGAACTTACAGGAAATATCCATATAAGTCAACCTACCAGGCATCCGCTCCTGGAGAACCTCCGGCAAGGCGTACAGGCAATTTAAGATTGCATTGGACAGGAAATGTAAAAGGTGGTGGAGGCAATATCACTCTGGAGCTTGAAAGTGCAGAGTTTTATGCCGGTTATTTGGAAAACGGTACAAGAAAGATGGCACGAAGACCATTCAAGGACCGGATCACACAGAAAGCATTGCCACCGATTAAAGCAATCTTTAATGAACCATATTTGTAGGAGGTGATGCGTAGAAATGAGTCTGATTATGGACAAACAGGAAAAAATGTTTGATTGCAGCACAATTAAAAGGGGCGATCTGATAAGCGCACAGCATTCCTGTTGGAAAGAACCGAAATCCGGAATTGTATCTGCAGTTACGCCGGAGGAAATCAAGATATTATATCAGCCGGTTATTGCGAATGTTACCAATTTTCTCACAATCCAGGCAGATGATGTTGTGACAGGCCAGTGGAAAATTCGCTGGTCTGAAAATTTGGAGAGCATTGAAGAATATGATCCGGAAAAAAACGGAGGTAAAAGCGAGTGATTCTTGAAGAGTTGATGCATGAACGATTTGCCACGTATTCGTTTTTTAAAGATCAAATGGCGGTATACGCTGGACTGCCTGCAGTTTTTTACCAGGGAGCACCGGACGATAGGCAAAAAGGTTGGGAAGGAGAACAGTACCCGAGAATCGTATATACGATTGATATGCAGGCAGATGAAGAGAGGAAAAGCGCAGGTGTTATGCAGGTAGATCTCTACTGCGATGAGAGAAAAACTCTTCCGGAAGATATCGAGCCATATATCAGAAAGTGCCTGGTAAATCTCATCGTGAAGCCGGAAGGAAATTCACACTATGCGTTTGCTTGGGCGAGAACAGAAATGTTTTCCCTGGAACGGAGTGCGAGAGATAGAGGCGTTGACACAATGATAGTTGGAGCCTCTGTCCGGTTTGATATTCTGGAGTACAGCCGGCAGGAAACGGCGAATCCAGATCCAGTACAGGCATTGAGCAGATGGTTGAAGAATCTGGAAAAAGAAAGCCTGGTTATAGGAAAAGATCATATTGAAAAATTCTTCGAGCCGAGTGGAGAACACCCGGCTTTTTACGTTCGTGTGCAGTCATACAAAACGAACAGAGCGACCTATGCGCTTACATGGGTGGATTGCAATTTGGCAATTCATATAATCGTGCCGGAGCCAGAAAACCGTAGCTTATGGGCGAGATACATTGCGGATAGACTGAATATGGCCGGGGAAGTAATCATGCTGGATGATAGCCCGATGCTGATATTTGAGGTGTCCGTGGAAAACAACGCCGATTATTTGACAAGAGGACAGGTTATGGTGAAGGCACAATATTCTATTCCAAGGATCGGTGAGGTTGAACACCCACTGAGCAAGATTAAAGTAAGCCAGAAGGAGGAAAAGTGAATGGCAACAAAAAAAGCCGTAGAAGCTGCGAATACAGCCGAAAACAACGAACCCTTAAATTCCATTGCTGAGAAAGAAAAAAACGAAGCCAGACCCGGTAACGAATCCACAGCAGTATCAGAAGGGGAATCTATCTACACAATCAATGAGTTTGCAAAAGCAGCGGCAACAGCGTTTGAAAGGCCTTACAGTCCTGATATCGTTCGTGCCGCTTTTCTTTTGGCAGGAGCAAAAGAGGCAACTAAGAAGGAAGCCTCAGTTATTATCAAAAAATTCTTAGGCGAGGAGGTAAAAGAGTAATGAGCGGATCTTTTAGAGCAGGAGAAGAAAAGGAACGTCCTGGCGTATACAGACGCCATGTTAATGCTGGAGGGTCAGATGTTGCTGGTGCTGCGGAGAATGTGGGACTGGCAGTAGTAAGCGGAACATGGGGACCGCTGAACAAACCGGTTATTACCGAAGGCTCCGATGATGTAGCTTCAATTATTGGAGGCGGCAAGGGAGCAAACGTAATTACCCAGATGAGAATTGGTGGCGCAAACACCATTGTAGTAGTCAGAGTTGGCTCAGGTGGAACACAGGCATCAATTACCCTGAAGGATGATGCAGATGCAGATGTTGTTACTCTGACAACTTTATATCCGACCAGTAGAGCGTTTACAGTAACCATCAAAGAATCCCTGGAGGATGATACACAGAAAATGGCAATCATCCAGGAGGGAACAAAGGATCTGGAAACAGTAACTTTTGCTGCAGGTTCCGCAGAGGTGGCTGGGATTATCGCTGCTTTCACAAATAGTGCATATGTAAAAGCGGTTAAAAAGGCAGACGGAAGCGGAAAACTGAAAACAATTTCTCAGTCAAAATTCACCGGAGGAACAGATCCTACAGTGAACACAGAAGCGTATGATGCAGGATTTGAGGCGAGTGAGGAAGAGACTTGGGATGGCGTTGCCGTTGACTCCGAGGAACCGGCAGTACATATGCTTCTGTATACTTTCATCAACAGAAAGTTTGAGGAAGGAATGTATCCGTATGCCTGCGTTGGCGAGCCTAAGAGCGTTGCAATCGACACAAGAATCCAGCACGCCGCAGCTTTTAACGATTACAAAATGCACTATGTACTTAATAGCTGGGTTGGCACAGACGGAGTTGTGTATGAGGGATACTTAGCGGCCGCAAGAATTATGGGAATGATTATTGCAGTTGCATCTAACTCCACCCTTACTCATGCCGTAATCACAGGCGCAGCAAGTCTGAATGAGTCACTGAAAAATGCAGTTATCAAGAAGGCTCTTAAAGCTGGTTGTCTGGTACTTTCACTTAGCAAAAGCCGCCAGGTATGGATTGATAAAGCAATCAATACCCTTACCGTTTTGTCAGCAGATCAGGACAAAGGCTGGAAGAAAATTCGCCGTATGAAAACCAGATTTGAGCTGGAGGATCGTGTAGACGCTACAATCGAAAATCTGGGAACTTCACTTGATAACGACGATGATGGACGAGCAACCGTAATCTCAGCAATTACTGATGTTATGGACGCAATGGTAGGAGAGAAAAAGATTTCACCTGGTGGAACCGTAGAACTGGATGCTTCAAACCCACCAAAGGGAGACAGCGCATGGTTCAATATTTCCCCAGACGATATCGACAGCATGGAGATCTTTTATCTGACCTATCGTTACAGATTTGCTCCAGAAGAAGAGGAAGAATAAGAAAGGAGATAAAACATTATGGGTATTATCAATACACAGGCAGTAGCAGATGGAAGAAAAGTTCGCACCGGAAAAGATGGCGCATTGTATAACGGAAAAGGGAAACTTCTTGCTACTGTAGAAGTGTTTCAGGCACAAATGGGAGTCACCAATCAGAAATATCATCCGCTGGGAACACCACTGGAACAGGAAATCCTGGATTCTATTGGCACAACTTTAACCTTTACCGAATGTGTGGTAGAAGACGGTGAATTTATTACTGATCTCTTAAAAATGCAGAGTACCGGCATTCAGCCGAACTGGAAGTTACAGGGCGTGGTAAAAGGAATTAATGGAAGCGAAGAACGCCTTATCTACCCGAACTGCGTACCTTCTGGAAATATTGATTTACAGAATGTATCGGTCGGAAGCCTTGTAAAACGTCAGTGGTCCCTGTTCGTGAATGGCGAAGTAAAACAGCAGGGAAAATTAAAGGCCTGAGAAAAATTGAATAGAGAATAGACATAGGCCGCAGCGTTAAGTTTGCGGCCTTTATTTTGTTTTAGGAGGAAAAATCAAATGGCAAAGAATACAGAAAACGTAACAGAAGTTCAGATGTCACCGGAAGAGACAAAGGCAAATGTAAGAATGTATGAAGACGACATTTTGGGAGGCCTGATGGCCGCAGCTGCTTACAAGACAGATATGGACGAGGTCGCAAAGATCCAGATCATCAGACACAAGGCGGTTGTCCTGGAGTTCAGAATCCGTCCGCTGTCCGAAGATGAATACGTCAAAATCAAAAAGAGAAATACCAACTACAAGAAAAATAAAGCGAACGGCCTGAGAATTGCAGAAAGTGTAGACTCCGCAGATTACCGTTCTGAGCTGATTTATGAAGCAACTATCGAAGAGGATAGAACAAAGATCTGGGATAGAACAGATGCGTGGGAGAAATGCAATGTGGTTAATGGAATCGGCCTGATCGATGTCGTTCTGAAAGCAGGAGAGAAAGATGCAATTCTGGAAAAGCTGGATGAGATTTCTGGCTTCACACCGTCCATGGAGGATGTAGCAAAAAACTGATAACTGCCGGCGGCAAGACAACCCTGCTTCATATCATCTTCCAAAGGCATCATATTCCGTTTGACGAGGTATTGAGCAAGCCAAAATGGGCGCAAGTTTTAATGCTGGAGTCAATGCAGATTCAACTGAAGGAAGAAGAGAAGCAAAGGAAAAAGAAGCAAGGAATCATAGAAGACGAGGAAGGAGGTGAATGATTTGGCAGAAACCGTAAGAATTGAGATTCCGGTGAGCGTGAAAGACAACACATCAGCAGGTGTGCAGTCAGCAACCAGAAATATGTCCAATTTCGAGAGAAGCATGAAAAGGACCGAACAGCAGTTAAACAGACTGGACCGGGCACATCATGTAAGAGTCGATGCTGACGATCAGGCATCTGGAACAATCAACAGATTGTCGAGTGCTACTGAAAGCCTGGACGGAACAGCAGCAGATGTGGAGATTTCAGCCAATGATACGGCAAGTCAGATTGTCGATCAGGTTGAAGACCAGGTTAGCGCATTGGACGGTTCGGCGGCAGATGTGGATGTAGGAGCCAACGACACTGCCACCCAAGTAGTAAATGCGGCCAGTGATGCTGTTGAGAATTTTGACGGACAATCTGGTGACGCAGAGCTTGGGGCTGATGATGGAGCTACTCCTGTTATACGAGCGGCAGAGGACGCAGTAGAAAACTTCGATGGAAGCTCTGGAGATGCTGAAATTGGTGCAGACGATGGCGCAACACCGGTGGTGCGAGCGGCACAAGATGCTGTCGAAAATTTCGATGGCATGTCCGGTGACGCAGAAATCGGAGCTGACGATCAGGCATCTCCAGTCATTGATTCGGCCAGGGACAAAGCAGAGTCTTGGGCCGGTTCTGTTTTTAATGCCACCATAGGAATCATTGATAATGTTACCGCACCAATACAGAGCGTGCTTAGAGCAGTAAGCAACCCTGTTGTTCAAGGGGCATCATTACTGGGAGTTTCGCTAGGTGTAGCAGATACCGTAAACACATTCAAGGATTTTGAATCCATGATGTCTCAGGTGAAAGCCATATCAGGAGCCACAGGACAGGACTTTGAAGATTTGACTGCAAAGGCGAAGGAGATGGGAGCAACCACAAAATTCACCGCTACGCAGAGCGCAGAGGCGTTCAATTACATGGCGATGGCCGGTTGGCAGCCTACTCAGATGATAGACGGTATTTCTGGTGTAATGAATTTGGCGGCGGCTTCTGGCGAAGACCTGGGAACCACCAGTGACATTGTAACCGATGCCATCACAGCTTTTGGACTACAAGCCGGAGATGCAGGGCATTTTGCGGATGTGCTGGCCCAGGCAAGCGCAAATGCCAACACAAATGTAGGTATGCTCGGCGAGAGCTTTAAGTATGTTGCACCTGTGGCCGGAGCGATGAATTATACAGTAGAAGACACATCCTTGGCTCTCGGTCTCATGGCTAACGCAAGTGTGAAGGGAAGCATGGCCGGTACTTCTTTGAAAACAGCTATCGCAAATATGGCAGCACCTACGAGCAGTATGGCGGCAGCTATGGAAAAGTACGGAATCAGCATAACGGACAGCGAAGGAAACATGAAAAGCCTTAAAGGGGTCATGGACAATATCAGAAGTAGCCTCGGTGGTCTTGCAGAAGATGAGCAGACTGCGGCAGCTTCCACCATTTTCGGGAAGGAGGCCATGGCTGGTATGTTAGCTATCGTCAATGCGTCCGAAGATGATTACAACAAGCTGAGTACGGCTATTTACAACTCCAAAGATGCAGCTCAGGACATGGCAGATACGATGATGGATAATCTGGCAGGTTCAATGACCTTGATGCAGAGCGCAGTAGAAGGAGTGCAGAACTCTTTCGGAAAAAGGCTTTCTCCATATCTGAAAACTGCGGTTGAAGGAATTACTGCAGAAATGCCGGCAGTAGAAGAAGCACTGAACAATATCATGGATGTTGTGGACGGAAAAGCTACGTCACTTAAACGAAGCATTAAGAGTATGACAGGCTCCCAGGAGTGGAAAGATGCAGATTTCTTCGGGAAAGTTGATATTGCCTGGGACAAGATTATTGCAGAACCGTTTATGAGCTGGGCCGGATCAGAAGGCAAGTCAATGCTGTCACAGGGAATCGGGAAATTGTTTTCCAGTGCATCAGCAATTCTACCCGGCGGCGAAAAAGCAGGTCTGACAAGCTGGTTAAGTGCCGGATTAATTGGAGTTGGAGCATCAAAGCTGATCAGCGGAGGGAAAAATGTAGCAAGTGCATTGGTACCTATCGGATCAGCAATAAAAAGTATTGCATCAGCAGCCTCCGAAGCAGATACAGTCGGAGGATTTTTTACGTCCTTAACAGGAATGACTTCTAAAGCAGGAATGATCGGACTTGGAGCAGCAGCTATTGCGGCGGCTATTGCCGGTATCGCAGTGGCGGTAGATAATTACAATTCCAAAGTTCTGAACGATAATTTAGAAGAACATTTCGGAAAGATCAAATTGTCTGCAAAGGAAGCGGAAGAAATTGCTTCCGGTATCCTTAATCAAAAGTATCTTACGAACGTAGAACTTGCTCTAAATGAGGTAAAAAACGCAGACAGTCTGAGAGAGGCAGCACAAAAAGCCTTGGAGTCTAACGATGTGCTGGAGTTCAAGAGTCGGGTAGGAATCACTCTCACTCCGGAAGAGAGAGAGGATTATACGAGCAATATTAAAACGTTTGTGGATTCTAAAATCGAAGAACTGCAGAGCAGGACGTTTGCCGCACATATTCATGTTCAGACCTACATTGGTGGAACAAAAGAAGGTGATACCCTCGCAAAGAATATTGAAGACTGGGCGAGAGCAGACAACTTGGAACTTACTAATCTGTCGAATGATCTGCAGACTGCTGTAGAAAAAGCCCTGACTGATGGCATCATCGATGTTGATGAAGAACAGGCAATCAGTGCTTTACAGGAAAAAATGAACAATATTACTGCCCGTTGGAAAGAATCGGAAGCTCAGGCAAAGTGGGACTGGATCAACCAGGAGTACGGAAATCTGAATGCAGCTGATCTGGAAAGCGGGTCCTTTACTGATTTACTGGAAGCCATGAGAGGTCAAAGGCAGTCAGCAAAAGAAAGTGTACAGGCAGATGTTGAGCAGTGGTACTCAGAGCTTAATTCAATGGAATCGGCCGGCAGGATCACAGCTGCTCAGAATAAGCAGTACAAAGAAATGACCGGCTGGTATGTGAAAGGGCAGGAAGGAAGCGAGCTGACTAAGAGCTTGCAGCTGGGAGCGAACACACTTAATTCTGCATATGCAGAAAAAATTCAGAGTAATAGACAGAGCCTTGCAGAAAATGCACAGTATTCATTGGAATCAGCACAGAATATGTTGGCAAGCGGAGATACTTTCTCTGCGTCAAATGCACTGATGTATGGTTTCAATGAGCTTGGCAATGGAAAAACACTTGGATTCACAACAGATGCTACACAAAATGCCTTGAGTACGATGTATGAAAGCATGAAACCAGACGTAACGCAGATGCAGGGATTGATTGATGATTACAAGGAAGCCGGAAAAGCGGTTCCACAGAGCTTAATGGATTCTTTCAACGAAGCCATTGAAGTCGGAGCGGCGGCAGGCGATACTGCAGCCACATGGCAGAATTACGCTAATCAAATTTGGCAGAATGGAAGCGATGAATTAAAGGCATCACTTACAGACCCAAACAATCCTATGTATGAGACTATCCGTTCTCAACTGCCACCGGAATTGACAGAGGCAATAGATCGAGCGGCATCAGAAACAACCACGGAGGACGTAACCTTGGAAGGTTTAAAAGCCTCAGTTGACGGTGACGTAGATATAGACAAGGACAAATGGGTGTCTGCTTTAAATGAAAAGTTGGGAGATTTGGCAACAACAGAGGAAGTTACCGCAGAGGGTGCGACTATCAAAGTTGAAGCCGGGGACTGCTTATGGGATATTGGCAATGCCCTCGGTGTTGACTGGCAGACTATAGCAGAAGAGAACGGCATCGAAAGCCCATACGTTATTCATCCTGGAGATGAAATCAAGATTTCCATGGACACATTAACTGCCGAAGTAGATGGAGATGCAGCACAATCAGCAATCGATCAGGCAATGTCTGCGTTGACAACTGAGGGTGCTGAATTTTCTGTTACTGCAGAAGGCGTTCAAGTGGATTTGTCCGATGTTCAAGTAGATTCAGAATCAGCAGCCGCTCAGATTGAAGCGGCACTTGGCATGGAATCAGGAACACTTGCGGCGAATGGAATCGAGGTGCAGACAGGAGCAACGGTAACTGTACCATCAGAATTGGTGCAGGTAGATGCATCTGGTCTGCAGGGAGCAACCCAGGAGGCAGTAAATCAGACAGACACAGAACCAGTTGAGAAGGATACGTCCGCAAATGTTAATGTTACGGACACAACAACAAATGCTGAAGATGTACAGGGAAAAGTGGAAGAGGATCTGCAAGGAGCTGTCGGGGATGCTTCGGTCGAAGGAAGTGCGAATGTTACATTCTCTGATGTAACGGCTGATACGTCTGGAGTCTTGGAACAGGTAACAGCAGAACTTGAAAGCGCAGTAAGCAGCGTGTCAGCCAATGGTCATGCAGAAATTACCCTGGATCAGACCAATAATTCATCAGAAATCTATTCTCTTGCGACAGGAGATGTAGAGTCTGCATTTTCGCAAACAATTCCAACAGATGGCCATGTAGATGTTACGCTCGATCAGACAAACAATGCAGACGCCATTTATTCAGAATGTGCCGGACAGGTACGGAGTACATTTTCTCGGGGATTCTCAGCCTCAGCAGATGTCGCAGTTACACTGAACTGGCATATTACGAATCCATCAGCCAGCATTTCCACATCAAGTAGCGGATCATCTGTATCAGCTACTATTGCAGGTCATGCAAATGGAGGCGAAGTTGGATTAAGCGGAGCAGAATTGTCATGGGTTGGCGAGGAAGGCTTAGAGTATATCATTCCTACAGTGCCAGGACGCAGACAAAGAGGAATCAGTTTGTGGATGCAGGCAGGAAAAACTCTCGGTATGCTTGGCCCTGACGGAGAAATCTCAGCTCATGCCAATGGTGGAGCGGTAGGCGCCGGAAGCGGTATTATTCCGGAGGATTCCATACAGTTAGCGCAGGTTCCAGAAAAGGCAGACAACACAGTCTGGAGCATTATGGGGCAAGCAGTATCTAACGAGAGTAGCAAGGATGCGTCAGAAGGAGATGGTACGACCTTCACTATAAATAATGCGCAGCAGAATGATGGTGGAGGAAAAGTTGAAGTCAATGTAAATATGAATCCGGTCATTAAGATTGAAGGAAGTAACATGGATGAAGAAAAGATTTTCCAGGTTCTGCAGAACAGAATCCGAGAGATGGCAGATGATCTTGGCGATGAGATTGCAGAACGCATGGGTAAAATCTTCAACAATATGCCGGCAGTACAGGAGGCGTAAGAGATGAATGCATCGATCAGACCTTCCGGCGGGGCTGTTACTCAGTTTCCAATGATGCCGGAAAAAATTACTCTTGGGGCAGATGCAAAGTTCATGACCTATTCTATCATATCCCTGGGGGACGTAAAAATCCCCAGGGGACAGGGAATCAAGGAAATATCATGGTCCGGAATCTTCCCGGGGAAAGCGAGAAAAAATTATCCATTTGTATCATCGTGGGTTGATCCCAATACGCTGATTAAACGAATGGAGCAGTACCGAGACAATGGAACCATTTGCAAATTGTTGGTAACAGGAACCTGTATAAACTACAGCGTTTACATCTCCAGCTTCAAAGGCAAATATTCCGGCGGCCTCGGTGATTTTTATTATGATATCAAATTCATTATTGCAAGGGAGATTAAGATTTACACAACGAAAGAACTGAAAATCGGAACATCTTCCAAAACTCAACGGCCGGCATCGAAGAAAAGCAACAAGAAGTCCACGACCGGAAGTAAGACAACAACCTACACGATCAAATCCGGAGACACGTTAAGCAGAATCGCTCAGAAGAAACTCGGTAAAGCTTCACGATACCCGGAAATCTATAAGCTGAATAAAAGCAAAATCGAAGCAGCTGCAAAGAAACATGGCAGGAAATCATCCAATAACGGACATTGGATTTATCCAGGAACGAAGCTAACTATTCCAAAGAAGTAGGAGGTGGGTTCTTGATAAATGTAAATAATGTTTCGTATACGGTAATTGTTATCACTGAAAAGAAGTTGCAGCTGAATATTACTCAGGCGGTTGAGGAGCTTGGCTGGGAAGAAAACGAAGATGAGCTGGCAATGAAGATACATTTCAATATGTATAATGCGTTGTACAACAAAGAACGCCTTTCTTCTCTGGTAAAAATTAACTCTGTTGTGGTAGTAAAGGCCTACTGGGGGAGCGGAAAAGGCATTGTTGCCATGGGAAATATCGTGGAATGTGAAAGAAAGGTTTCAAAAAGTGATGATGTTTTTAATGTCGTTGCCTATGACAACCTTTTTAATTTGCAGAAAAGCAGCGACAATGTTTATTTTGCTTCCGGGAAAAAGACAAAAAGTATTCTGACAGCAATTTTCAAATCATGGGGCATTACCATTTCAAAGTATACCGGTCCGAATGTAGCACACAAGAAGATACTACTGAAAAACAAAAAGCTGGGAGACATTATCCGGGAGGTACTGGATGAAGCCAAGAAAAAAGGTGGAGGAGCTGCAATAGTGCGGAGTACAGAATCAAAGGTTCAGGTTATCGCAAAGGGCAGTAACACAGACATTTATCATTTTTCTGGTGATGTTTCCTCTCAGGTAAGCCACAAGATCAGTATTGCAAACCTGGTTACAAGGGTAAAAATTGTTTCTTCCGGAAAATCTGACGAAGCAGCAAAGGTAGAAGCAACCGTTAATGGAAAGACACAGTACGGAGTGTTTCAGACGATTATCACTCATTCAAAGAGCGATAAGCTAGATGATGCCAAGAAGGAAGCAAAAGAAATCTTGGAAGAAAAGGGAAGCCCGAAAGTTACCAGCAAACTTATTGCACCGGATATTCCATGTGTTCGTAAAGGAGATATAATCCACGCAAAAGTCGGTTCTCTGAACGGATATTATCTGATAAATAGCATTCAGCATAATGCCAAAAACGGGCAGATGACTATGGATGTCAAAAAGACAGCCGAGCCGACCGCAAAACCAAAGAAGAAAACTTCGGGTAATACGAAGAAGAAGACATACAAAGTTGGAGATGTCGTGAATTTCAAAGGTGGTACACATTACGATAGCAGTTGGTCAGATGCAAGGGGCTATAGAGCAACTGCGGGAAAAGCAAAGATCACATTAGGACCGAACTGCGCAGGTAACGGAAAAGCTCATCCATGGCATTTAGTACACATGGATAGCAAGAGTAATGTTTACGGCTGGGTTGACGAAGGCACATTTGAGTAGGGGGTGAAGACGTGGCAGATACTGCAGGAGGAAATCCTGGAATGAATAAGCTGGCAAGAGTATTGCAGCAAAGAATAAAAGAAACTATGGAAGATGGAATAGGGGACATAGAGCCAGACTTCGGCGTCATAGGAAAAGACGGAAGTTTGACAACTAATATGTTCCCTATTCCTATTCCCAAAGGAGAGTATTACCTTGGACGGCTGGTTTCTGGATTAAAAATAAATATCTCCGGAGGAAGCCATGGAGGACATAATTCCGGAAACGGAAGCCACGAACATTCAGTAACTTTGCCAAAGGTGAAAGCTGGAGATACCGTTCTTGTAACATGGGTAAAGAATACTCCTGTTGTAGTCGATGTAGTAAAGAAATCATAGGAAGGAGGATTTATGGCAGACCAGTTATTTCCGGTATTTGACCTGCCGGAGATACCGGACGATCCCGAATACGAAGAAAGATACCGCTCTTCGGTGGCGTTTGACTTCGATAAGGGAGATTTCGTGAGAGACGGATCAAATAAAATGGTTCGTGCAGACGGCAGGGAAGCATTTATGCAGTGGTGCTGGAAAGTTATTCAGACAGAAAGGGAAGCATTTCTGGCGTATAGCGATGATATTGGCACCGAGTTTGAAGATATGGAGGATTTCCCGGATAAGGATTCGAGGGAAAGCGAGATTGAGCGGACGATTACTGATGCGTTGCTGGTTCACCCGGCAACAGAGTACGTCCGCAATTTTATTTTTGATTACAGCTCTGGAGATGCGGTGGTTTCGTTCATCGTCAAAGGAGCGCAGTGGGAAGAGGAAGAAACAATATCAACTGTCTTTGAGAAAGGGGTGAGCTAAGATGGCAGAAGACTTTACATTGCCTGCATTTCTGCAGGCTTGCGATGTAGATACAATTCATCAGAGAATGATGGACATGCTTCCAGATGATATTGACAAAACGGAGGCTGGTTTCCCATGGGATTTCACCAGGCCAACAGCATTGATCGCATCGGAACTGCTGGAATATTACATCCCGGAAACATTAAAGTTGATGTTCCCACAGTGGAGCAGCGGAGAATTTCTTGATTACCTTGCAAATATGGCAAGGTTAGCGAGAAAAGCACCTAACTTTGCTAGCGTTACGATTGAAATTACAGGAGAACCAGGGACCATTATAACAACAGGAACGGTGTTTGCGACACCCGCAACAGAAGAAGCGGAGTCTATAGAATTTGCTACTGAAGAGGCGTGCGTGCTGAACGAAAATGGCACTGGAACTGTAATCGCTAGAGCGATGATTGCCGGCGTTGAATCAAACGTGAATGCAAACACAATTACGATGATGTCAGTTCCGGTAGAGGGAATTGTATCGATCACCAATCCTGTAAAAGCAACCGGCGGTACAGAGGAAGAGACGGACGATGAACTGAGAAAGAGAATCATGGAGGCAAATGAGCAGATGGACGATTCTTATATCGGTAATGAGTCAGATTACAAACGCTGGGCTGAGTCGGTAGCCGGAATAGGAACGGCCATTGTCGTACCGGAATGGAACGGACCAGAAACGGTAAAGATCATCGTGCTTGACGGAAACGGAGAAGCTGCAAACGAAACACTCCAGAAAGCAGTATATAACTACATAATGAGTCCTGAAAGCCCGCTGGACAGGCTTGCACCGCCGAATACTATTTTGACAGTTTCCGCTCCGGAGCTGGTAGAGATAGATTATACCATCAAGAGTATTGAACTGGAAGATGGATACGCCCAGGAAGAAGTCCTAAAAGATTTCAAAACTGGCCTTGCGAAGTATTACAAGACCGTAAATTCGGAAGGAGAAGTGAAATACAATTGGGTACATTCAGTACTTACCAATACGCCCGGTGTTGATGATTTTGAGGAGTTGCTTATGAATGGCGGCATTTCAAACATCAAAATCAAACTTGATCAGTATCCGAGCACAAAGTCTGTCATGGTGAAGGAGGGAAGCTAAATGTTTGATTTAGAGAACTTCCCAACCAGAGAACTTGCAAGGGACATGATGGGTATGATCTCCCCCATTTACGACAACTCATATGTGGGAAAATGGATTTTCGAGGTTATGAGCGTACCTCTATCATTGGCGCAGGACACAATTAACGAATTAAGGGAGCAGGCATTTCCGGAAACGGCAACCTGGTCCCTTCCTTATTGGGAGCAAAGCTATGGGTTGCCGACCAATGAAGCATTGAGTATTGAAGAACGCCGGAGTCGAGTTATTTCAAAAAGGAACTACAGGAAGCCGATGAATCCGGCCAGAATCGAGATGTTGCTGAAAGAATTGTGTGGAAGAGATGTCAAGCTAATTGAAAACACAGCACCTCATACCTTTGAAATCAGCGTAAGCCCTGGAACTTCGGAAGCCAGTTTAGATCAGATTATAAAATTGGTGAACGAGGTGAAACAGGCACAAAAAAGTTTCCGAGTGGTTTTTGATACTCCAACAACAATCAAAATTCGGGCAGATCCTCAGCCGCAGAAATTCCCTTATCGAATGACAGCAAGAGGAAGAAAAGCAGGTACATATCCGCAAGTTAATTGGGTAGGGATTTCGGAACATGGTTCTGTTATTGTGACTGCGAACAGAATGAGTAGGGAATTTCCTTATGTTGTAGCTGGAACCAAACCGGATAGAGCATACGATGCCCGTCTGACTGCGTTACAGCTGCAGGCTTCGTCAGAAGGTAAAGGTGTCGAGTTTCCCTATCCTATTTCTGGCACAAAGCCAGATAGGAGCTTTCTGGCCGAGATAGAACCAGGAGCGTTGAATGTGCAGGTAGATAGCACAAATGCAGAAGTTTTGTATCGTGCTTGCGGAAGCAAAAGAAAATTGTAAAAGGAGGAGTAGCAATGTTATCAGCTGCGGCACTGGCCGGATTCAGAAATCATGTGAAGAATACGGTCGCTTATGCCAAATACAAAATCGGTTCCACCTATTACCGGTCAGAGATTACAGATATCACTATTAGCAGTGATGGAAAAGTAAAGATTGAATTTATATTAAACCCTTCGGAATCCGGTGAGGTAAAGGTAACAGAAGTACAGCTTTACAGTACAAGTGGAGAGCTTTGGTGGAGTAAAGCTGAAAATATCACCAAGAAATCCAAAAAGGAAGGTATTTATTACCGAGTAACCATCAACATTTTAGAGGAGTAGGAAGGAGGTATGCACAATGTACGAACCGACATATTGGAAAGATGAAGTCGTAGAAAATCCGTATCGGTACAAAGAAACACAGAACTCGGACGGAAGCATTGAACACGTCCCTGATCCGGGAGAAGTTCTGCAAGAAGGCACTGAGCAGAGCGCAACTAATTTCAATCACATGGAGCAGGGAATCCTGGAAGGACATGAAATAAGCGCAGAGGCTGTCAGGATGCTGAAAAGTGTTATGAGAAAAGTAGAGGGACTTGACGGCGAGAAAGTCACAGTCACCCTGACAAACTCCCAGGTATATCCGTTTAATAACTCAGTGAAAACCATTCAGCTGAAAACTCCACGCAATTATAAGACGTATCTTATCACAGCAGAAGTTACCAGCGTGTCTGGTGGTGCTGTGGGAGATATTGAGTTTACGGACAAGCTGCTGAATGGATTCAAGGTAGCTTACACTGGATCTGCGAAATCAGTAACCATGGACCTGTATGTGAGAGGAGGAATGTAATCATGGCAAATGTGATTATCCAGGACGAAAGAAGACAGGCAGACATCGAGTATGTTGCCAAGAAGTACGGAATCGACACCAACAACCCGGCAATGAGAGAAGCTGCAGAAGTAACTGCGGTCAGAAGCCGTGAAGCAATGGAAATGGGAAGAACACAGAGGAGGTATTACTGATGAAGATTACACACTTACCGGAAGACGGAAAGAATTTCATTCCTTACGAGGTATCTGGAAAAACGATCGACTTTGACGATGGAGAGCTGATGTTCAATGTCTCAAAGAAAGAGCGTGACTATGAGGTTGTGATCGATATTTGCGAAGACTACACCGGTGGACTGGTGATGGGAGCCGATGCAGGTGACAAGTATGTTGCACAGATTATTATTCCTGCAAGGGAATATACAGAAGTAGAAAAAGAAAATCCGAACTATGATCCAGAGAATGAAGAGGGAACCGAACAGCCTACTATCAAAGAGTTGAAGCCGGTTCCTTTTTCCATGGATCGTTGCGAACTGAGATTATGGGAAAGAGAGGTCTAAATCATGGCAAATTTTGATGATATGAAGCTGGCAGTCGAGGCGCTGTCCGGAGGAAAGAACACAGTTTTACTGGATGATCGTGGGATGCCGTCCATCATGGTTGCGTTTCCAAAATTCAAAATCTCAGATGTAATTGCCGGAGGAAGTGAGAACATCCATCCGGCATTTTCTGTAGGTGGTGCGGAAAAAGATGTTGTGTATGTCTCAAAATTCCAGAACATTGTAATGAATGACAGAGCATACTCACTTCCGTTTAAGGACCCGAAGACCAGCGTGAACTTCGACCAGTCCGTCAACTACTGCAGAAACAAAGGAACCGGATGGGGCCTGATGCCGTATTCCTTATGGAGCGCTATCGCTCTGTGGTGTAGAAAGAACGGCACTATGCCAAGAGGTAACAATAACTACGGCAGCGATCATGGATACCCACACGAGAAAGGGACACCGACTTACTACGATAGTAACAAGATCGGTCGTGTAGCAACCGGTTCTGGTCCTGATACATGGAGCCATAACTGGATGCCGGACGGAATCTTCGATCTGAATGGAAATGTATGGGAGTGGTGCGCTGGCATGAGATTGGTTGATGGCGAAATCCAGATTATTCCGTATGCGAACAGCATGATTTTGACAACCAGTATGGCAGCTGGTTCTACAGAATGGAAAGCAATCGCAGCTGACGGCTCACTGGTAGCTCCGGGAACTGCCGGCACTCTGAAATGGGATTGGATTTCCGGAAAATTCCAGCTTACCAATGGCGATGTGACTTACAAGACAGATCAGGGTAATGGCTGCCAGTACAAGGACATGACTCTTGCATCCGGACTGACAGCACCAGAGCTTGCAAAGGCTCTGCTTCTGTATCCTGATGAACCGAACGGAGATTATGGCGGCGATTACCATTGGGCAAACCTCACTGGTGAGCGTGTGCCGCGCTGCGGGGGCGACTGGGGCAACACTTCCGGTGCTGGCGTGTTCGGCGTGTACCTGGGCGACCCTCGGACTAGCGCCTACGGCAGCCTCGGTTTCCGCTCCGCTTTTGTAAACTGAGGACTGTAAACTGATTGCCGCCTGGGAAGGCGGCGTTTGTAGTGAAAGGAGAAAGAATGTGGCAGAACAGAGATCCGACAACATGACAGCAGAGATGGAAGAGGAAGGGCTAACGATATTACAGAAAATTGAAGATATGGAAGTCTACGCCCTCCCTCTCATCGAAAGATGGTCTATTGCACACCAGAAATTATTAGGTGACGATATAGCTCATTGTATGAACAGAATGTCGCAGCTGGCGTCGGCATTAACGGTTGCATACTACAAGAAAACTTCCATCAGCGAACTGGATGAAATGAACAAAGCTCTCCAGTCTCACATCAGAGTAGCCTACCGCCTGGGATATTTAAAAGGAAAATCTTCCAGGAGTGAATGGGAAGGCCGTTCTGCTGAAATCGGAAGAATGATTGGAAAATATAAAGAATGGGTATACGGCGATCAAAAATCGTCACAACAGAATAAAAGTGCAAAATCAAGGTACAGCCGGTAATGATCCGGTTGTACCGCCGGGAATAGGCTATTTCGTTTGCCGATCTGCGGGGGCAACTGGAACAACACTTCCAATGCTGGCGTGTTCAACGTGAACCTGAACAACCCTCGGACTAACGCCAACGGCAACATCGGTTTCCGCTCCGCTTTACTCTCATATGCCAGAACCGGTCAGTTCAAGGACTGCCGGCAGTGCGAGAGATTTAAAGGAGTCTATTTCCGCTCCGACCGTGTGGAAGGAGAAAAATGGTTCTACTCGTGCGTGGGTAGAGCCGTCCCTGTGGAGACACACAAAGCAGGAGACACCTATGGAGGCCGCAAGTAGCGAGAGCGAAAGCTGCCACACATAGTCAAATACAAAGGAGCGATAACGCAACATGAAGATTAAGAATGTTTTTGATCTTATCTTCTCCATGGAAAATCTGTATGGAGCCTTAGAAGATGCTTCAGATCAAAGGAGATATAACAAGGATGTAATGCTCTTCAATTTCAACGCCTGGGATAATTTGAAAGAGATTAGAGATTCTGTTTACGATGGGACGTATACCATAGACAAATATTATATTTTCTATGTGTATGAACCGAAGAAAAGGATGATAATGTCCATCAAATTTAAACACAGAGTTGTTCAATGGGCGATATACAGAGTTATCAATCCTATGCTGATTAAGGGATATATCAAGGATTCTTACGGATGTATCCCGGAAAGAGGACCACTGACCGCTATGTTTCGGCTTAAATACTGGTTGGAACAGGTGAACCGTAAGGATGAGCAGTGGTATTACTGTCTCTTATACACATCTGACGCTGCCGACGATCGCATAAGTGTAG